ATAGGTGCTTGCTGAAGTTGGGATAGGCGGTATCAACCTCTTTTTGTAGCTCTGACCACTTCTCTTCAGTTATTTTGCTGTCTGCCTTGGTACATGCCTGATGGAAAAAATGATAGATGGAAGTCTGACGCAGGGAGTCTTGTAAAACTTTTTGTTTTTTTAGACAGGCGATAATTTCTTTGTTTTTAGCTTCCAGTTCCTCTTTTTGAGCCAGGAGCAAGTTTTGCAGGGCTTTTGCTTGCTCTAATTCTTCCTTTTGCGCTTTCAATAGTGTTTCCTTTTCTGTTATTTTTCCTTCTTGCTCGACTAGTTTTTGCTCTAATTCTTTTACTCGTGGTTCTGTTTCTATTTGTTTTTGCTCTAATTCTTTTATTTTGCAGATGTTTTCTTCATGGGCTTTCATGCTTTTTGCTTCTTGTTCTTCTTTTAGTTTGCTAAGCTTGTGCATTTGTAGGCGAGTGTTTTGTACTTTCTTTTTGTAATGGAAATAGACACTGATAGCTACCCCCATGATGACCACAGATATACAGCCAAGTATCCATAAGAAAGTACTCTTCTTTTCATTATCCAGCAGGAATGTATAGTTCTCTTTCTGGATGTGCTGATAATTATACAGGGAGTTTATTTTGGTAATCGCTTCTGTTCGGGTAATCTCTTTAATGGAGTCTGCCAACAGTTGGGCTTGCCGGAGATATGTTGTGGCTTGGGGATAATTGTGTTTTTGAATCTCAATGGATGATAAATGCCGGTAGGCACTATGCTGTTTTTGAATATCACCATATTCAATGGCTTGATGCAGGTAATAACAGGCGGAGTCCCACCGGGCTTCACCCCGATAGACATCGCCTAATACCAACAGGGCGTTTGCCATGTCCGGTTGATGATTGAGGGCGGTAATAAGCATTTGTTTGGCGGAATCGGCTTTTTCCAAACTATAATAGTAAAAACTGCCTAATTCCCCCAAAATAATGTATGCTTTATGAGGACTGTGAGTGGATAATGCAGTGCGGTATGCTTTTTGATAATAATGAAGCGCACTGTCCTTTTGATGCTTGGCATCATACATGCGTGCAATATTTCTTAAAGGATAAGGAGTCTTATCTTCTTTCCCTTGTGCCAGATAACAGTTTACCGATTTCCTGTTGGCCTGCAATGATTCATCGTAAAGCCCTTGATAAGCAAACAAGGTTCCCATTTGATTATAGGTTCGTGCCATTAAATCGGCGGATTGCTTCTTGTCGGCGGGCGACAGTTCCTTGCTCCGGCTAATCACTTCACGAAAGGCATCCAAAGCACTCGGGGCATCATTCATGTCGCGATATACACTGCCTTGATAATAGTATGCCTCTATCTGTTTGTTCTTGTCGCCATGCTCATTGTAGAATTTCACAATAAGGTTAATAAGCGAATCGGAGATATGGCGGGTATATAACTTGTCTTCTGCTTTAATGGTGAGCAAATGATAGTACATTTGCGTTTCTTCGGGTTCACACCCGATGCTGTCTTTCAGTAAAGAGAGATAATGCAGGGCGCTGTCGGGGGCTGTTTCCACACAGCTTTGGGCTTGCTCCATGAAAAGCGGATAAGACCGATAGTGGCGCGAACACCCCAATAACAGACTTATCCCAATGAATAATATGAAAACTAAACATGCCTTCATCAAGAGGCAAAGATATGAAAGTTTTATTAAAAGCAATATTTTTCTTCAAAAAAACTTTATCTTTGTCCAAATGAAAATCCAATAGACTGAAATACATAAAACTATGGCAAAAGAATTAGAATTAAAGTACGGCTGCAATCCCAATCAAAAGCCGTCACGCATCTTTATGCAAGAAGGAGAATTGCCCATCGAGGTATTGAACGGACGCCCCGGATATATTAATTTTCTGGATGCATTCAATAGCTGGCAGTTAGTAAAGGAACTCAAAGAAGCCACCGGACTACCTTCGGCTGCATCTTTCAAACACGTCAGCCCCGCCGGAGCTGCTGTCGGCATAGAAATGAGTGAAACACTGAAGAAAATTTATTTTGTAGACGACCTTCCTCTCACCCCATTGGCAACAGCATACGCGCGTGCACGAGGCGCCGACCGTATGTCTTCTTACGGAGATTTCATTGCTTTAAGCGATACATGCGATGAAGCAACCGCACGGCTCATCAACCGTGAAGTATCGGATGGTGTCATTGCTCCCGACTATACGCCTGAAGCGCTCGAAATCTTGAAAAACAAACGTAAAGGTACTTATAACGTCATCAAGATTGACCCGTCTTACCGTCCTGCCCCCATTGAACACAAGGATGTGTTTGGTATTACTTTTGAACAAGGACGTAACGAAATCAAACTGGACGAAAGCTTGCTGACTAATATTCCGACAAAGAACCAACACTTCACGGAAGAGGCCAAACGCGACCTGATTATCGCCCTTATCACCTTAAAATATACACAAAGTAATTCTGTATGTTATGTGAAAGACGGTCAAGCTATCGGTATCGGTGCCGGACAGCAAAGCCGTATCCATTGCACCCGACTGGCAGGCAACAAGGCTGACATCTGGTATCTGCGCCAACACCCTAAAGTAATGAACTTGCCATGGATAGAAAAAATCCGCCGTGCCGACCGCGACAATACTATTGATGTGTATATCAGCGAAGACCACGATGACGTATTGGCTGACGGAGTTTGGCAACAATTCTTTACCGAAAGACCTGAAGTACTGACGCGTGAAGAAAAACGCGCATGGTTGGATACAATGAAAGGAGTTTCACTGGGGTCGGACGCTTTCTTCCCATTTGGCGACAACATAGAACGCGCACATAAAAGCGGAGTGGAGTACATTGCACAAGCCGGAGGTTCCGTACGCGATGATCACGTTATCGATACTTGTGACAAATATGGAATTACCATGGCATTTACAGGTGTCCGCTTGTTCCACCATTAATTATTGAAAAAATAAAGAAAGGGGGAGGGTATCAAAACTAAAATGGTCTACAAATCGTCAACTGTAGGGGCAGGATTTGCCTGCCCGAACCAACGGTCACGACCTTGGAAATAATACACAAAACATTTTCGGGCAAGCAAACCTCTTTCCTACTAACAAAATGACATCATTATCAACGTTTTGACACAATCCCCCTCCCGACAAGTTTTAAACCTATGTCTAAAAATCGATTAGAAAATATAGTGGAAACCGAAGCTCAGCTCATCAGTATCTAAATCCAAACCGAAGTTTTTCGTTTTAGTTCCCATGGGAGTTTCATCCTGTGAATATCCTAAGAAACCATACTTAGCAACCAAACAAAAACGGTCAGACAGCTTAATTGCCAATCCCGGCTTCAAACCAATGTTCCAAGAATTTGCAGCATCGCTTCCCTTTACTTTAGCTGTAGAAAATAAATCCGGAAAAACCAGACGTGCCGCTTAACAAAAACGATGCGTTTCAAAAAGTACAAAAACGACGCGTACAAGAAAAAAGGTGAGCGCGGTCCTATTCAGCATGATCAAAGCCCACCGTTTTTCTTTCACTTGAACCCTCTTTAAATGGCTTTAAAATATCATTTAAAAGCCATTGCAGATTCAAAATAATTCCCTATCTTTATGCAATGTTAGGCTGCTATACCTGACACTTCATCCGGCTTCGTGTACAGCATCATGTCTGTATATTTAGCTTGATAGTTTACGCTTGCACTAAACTCCGCTTTCCTGCATTCCTTGAATGGGCTGCCGACAAATGGGTTTCGGTCCATCCAGTCGCACAGTTCTAAAATGGAGGACTTGTTCGAAGTGAAGTACACAAACGAATGCCCTTTCAGAACGGTCAGCACGTCCAGGTAGTCAGCCAGACGCCAGGACATCTCGTAAGTACCCACCTCGGTGGAAAGGTACGGCGGATCAACCAGGAACACCACACCCGGAACATCCTTGTAACGTTTGAATACTTCCTTGTAGTCTTCGCTGGTTATAGTCAGTCCTTCCAGATAATCCTTTGCTTCGGGATAATCTGTTTGCCGAATCCTATTGTAGATGGCTTCTTTCTTCATTCCTTCCAAACTGGTCACATATTTCATGGCGAACAACAAGGATGCGGAAACCGTGATATAATCCACGTAGCCGTGCTCTTTTTCTTCCCTCTCAATACGGGCAAACATTTTATCGCGAACCTCCCCGGTTATACGTTTATTTCTGGGTTCCCCTTCAGCTATCCGGCGCAAATCGGATAACAGCACATTGGTGGCTGGGATATTCGCAAGCCTCCGGCGGTAGTTGTCGAAGTCGTTATACACAACGGCGGCATCAAGCCTGACACATTTGGTAATATGTGACAGCAGGCCCGAGCCGCCAAATAGGTCCACAAACACGGTGCTGCCCGGGAACTGTCCCAGCACCCTGATAAAATCCTTCGCAAACATGCGTTTCTGCCCCACGAAAGGAAGCGGGGCGGACAAATACATCTTTTTCATTTCATTCTGCTTTAAAACGGCCGCAAAGGTCCCCAGAATAAACGAAAAACAGCGGGAAACATGAACGGTTCCCGCTGCAAGACATATACAGCAAACTACACGTTCAGCCCGAAGCGGACCGCCTCGTCACCGGCAAGCAGTGCGCGGGTTCCCTGGATATTGTTCTCGTAGATATGCACATTTCCCAAGTAGAGGGTGATCGACTTCAAGGGAAGTTCTATCTGCCGCGCCATCAGGTACAAGTGGTAAATATCGGAAGGTAGCCCGAGGTTCGCGTCACTGCTACGCTGGTAGGCGGATAGAACCAGTTCACCGCCATCTAACTGGAACTGTACCAGACTCAAACAGGGTGCCTGGTTGCTCTCGGCACCGGTTTCGCCCAGGAAAAGCACGTAGTTCTTGCTGTTGCGCCTCTCCCGGTTGATTTTCGCTATCAACGGAGGCAGCTTCTCGAAATAGGTCGGGTAACTGTTCACCAGGATGGAGCCGCAATAGTCCCACCAGTTGATGCCGGCCTCCCGGTACTTCTCCACGTTGCGCTCACCCTGCATAAATAACTGCAACTCGCTGCGGAGCTTCTTGCGGGCGATATGATGCCCTTCGAATATATCGAGCAGGTCTGCCGGTGTCAGCGAGAGCTGCTCGTTCAGAAGGTACTGTATGTTTCCCTTCTTGTTGGTCTGTGTCTTTCCCGTGGCAAGGATCTTGTCCAGGATGCGGTAATACTTATTCATAGCCATTTCCTCCTTCTAAATTTGAAACTCCCTAAAGATAAGGGGAAACGGCACTCCTTGTGGCATAAGACTGCCTGTTCACACTGCAAGCGTCTTGCAGTCGCTCTGGAACCGTTTCACCAGCGCGTACACCTTGCGCTCGCTCACCGAATACTTTTCGGACAATACGGCCACGACATACGAAACTTTCTCACCCTGATCCAGTAGGCGGGTATAGTCTGAATACAAATCAATATACCGGGCATCCTCCAGACGGATTCCGGATGCTTGAAGCCTTTTCAACAGTTCCCGGTTAAAGTTTAATATCTCAATCACTTTCATACAACAAAAAAATTATATCTTTGCATCGCCAATCATTTTTTAAACACATAAAAAGAGAGAACTCGTGACAGAGGGTATTTGCCCCCGGTCGCGCGAGTTCTCTCGTCGTGTGTTAAAAAAGTGATTGGCGTTACTATTTAACAGGCCGGGGGCTTTTTTCTTCCCTCCCCCGAAGGGTTCATTCCACCCGGTAATCTTCCGGATCAAAAGCGTCTTTCTTTCTCCAGCCGTCAGCCAGTGTATCCTGGATGTGCTTCATGGCCTTCGTGTAGAAGTCCGTCAGTTCCTCCAGATTCTCAAACGTCCGGTACTGGGGCTCCTCATCCGTCCCGAACTTGAACGTCACCGGGAGCATAGCGCCGCCGGTCTGTACGGCCAAATCATACGCTGCCTTATAATTGAACTGGTTCTCACTTGACAGCCATACCGGCATGTCCTCATAGACAAACCCGGAAAGTATCTCCCGGTCGGTCTGGTCGTTGTACCAGCCCGTGATGACGGACTTTATAGTGTCCGGACCGGGTTTCCCGATGAAACCCTCCTCCATGTAGGAGGCGGAGCCGTCCTCCCTTTCCTGCACATCCCAGCGGATGCGCCATCTGTTACGTGCCGGGCTCACGCACTCGATCAGTCTTATCCCGGATGTTCCTTCTACCCGTTTCATGTAAATATGTATTTAGTTCGACCCTTGCCGAAAGTTTCCGTCTTGATGGTGGTCTCGAACGGAAAGCCGTCGGGCATATCCTTCACTTGCAAGAGGATGTTCTTCATCTCCTCGCTGTTGGTGAAGAACTTTTTCGGTTCGCCGTTCATCTCAATAGCCACGATACAGCGGTCCTCGCCCTGTTCGGTCTTGATGCCCGTCTCAAAGTCCTTCACCACAATCGGTAAGTTTACCAGCTCCCGGATGCTTACCACCACCCCGGGAAAACGTTTCTTGCCGTCCTCCGGCTTGTAGGAAACGTTCAAGTCTTTAAATGATCTCATGTCTTTGCCTGTTAATTTTTTAAACAACGTATGACAGTCGGCGTGTTTGGCCATTCCATAGAATGACGCTACCAGTTCACGCCTTCTTCTTCTCGATTTTACCTCGTGCATTTTTCGGGCGAATTTCTGCTTGATGCGTTTACGGATACGGACATGCTCCGGACCATAAATCACATAACCGAGAAAATCGATGCCCTCTTCCACCGGGAACACGCGCTCGTCAGATTTTATCTGAAGCCCTATCCGTTCCATTTGTGAGTGGACAGCATCACGAATCATCCACAGTTCCGCTTTCGTTTTACCAAGTACAAGACCGTCATCACAATAACGATAGAAATGACGGACACTGTACTTATCCTTCAAATAATGGTCTAAAAAAATAGACAGGAGTAAATTACCGGTAGCCTGCGAGCTTCTAAGCCCGAAACTGATACCGCTGTCAAGCATCATTATAAAGGAATTGAGAATTCCAAGCAGTTTCTTGTCCTTGAAAACACGGGCAAAGCACCACATAGCAAAATCCTGACGTACATTGTCATAAAAATGGTGAATGTCAAACTTATAACCATACCCTGTCCCTTCCGGATCCGTTTCCATGTCACGACAGATGAACTTCATCAGGTCATGGGTGCCGCGTCCCTGGATAGATGCCGACGTTGTACGTATAAAGCGCCTGCGCAGGTGTTTGTCCACTACGGTCATGATGGCATGTACTCCGATACGGTCATACATCGTAAGAATCTGCAAATTCCTTGCCTTTCCATATTCCCAGATAGTCCGTTCACGATAACCGCTGACACGGAAAGAGCCGTCTGATATACGTTCTGCAAGTTCCTTTATAACTTCCTCCCTATGCGCAAGCAGGTAGCGTCCCTGGCGGCTTCGTTTACGTGACGTTCCGCGAAGGACCTGATTGAACGACTCCGACATGTTGGAGTAATCCGCTATCTCCTCGATAATATAACCTTCTCTGCGCATAACTGTTTTTCTTGGGGCCTTCAATCCCCCGGGCCCGGCTTCTTCGAACCGTTTCCGGCCTACCAAACCCTACCCGACACTCTGTTTTTCAGTTTTCCGGCCCTTACGGACCGCTGTTACTGCGGCTTGCCCCCCTCGGCACCACGGTGGGGACAAGTCCCCGGTGTTGTACGCCGATTAAAATTTCCTTTCGATTGTTGTTCAGACGAGAACCGATGTTCGTGTTCGTATTCGAGGAATCGTTGTTCGCATTCGACATCGAAACACCGCCATTCGGGTTCGCGTTGTTGTTGCCACGATAGACCACACGGCCTATGGGGAGGCGCCACCTTTCAAATGCAAAAGTACTATTTTCAAATTATTATTTAACAAACAGATACAAAACCTGACGTCAAAAAAATATTTTTCGACGGGCTGACGCCCGTAATGAACGGTGTTCCCCTGCTCGGGGAACACCGGACGTTTTGTCGCTTCGCTCCCGCTTTGACGCTTTACGCGACCGATCATGCAACCTCGCTTATCGCTTTAAACGCCACGGCGCTCGACGCCCTGACGAGCCGACCGCGGAAGGCCAGACGAGAACCGATGTTCGTGTTCGTATTCGAGGAATCGTTGTTCGCATTCGAC